AGCGTAGCTTTTGCCCGAACCAAAGTCGGCCGAGGTCGAACATTGGAACGGAGAACCTAAGTGAGGCCAATGGGAACTCGGGGACGACCATTTGTGCTCAAACTAAATCACACGTGAGGTAAATTCAAATGGCAGCTCCCGACATGACCGTCTCCCGCCTTGGTCAGGCCAATGCCGGTGGAGACGCGAAAGCACTATTTCTCAAGGTTTACGCGGGTGAGGTTCTGACCGCATTCGCCACCGCGACCATCGCCAAGGGTCGTCACCTTGAGCGCACCATCAAGTTCGGCAAGTCCGCGCAGTTCCCGGCCACGTGGAAGGCGTCCGCCGCTTACCACACCCCCGGTACGCTGATCGTCGGAACCGCGATCAAGCACAACGAGCGCGTCATCAGCATCGACGACCTGCTCCTGAGCGATGCCTTCATCGCGAACATCGACGAGGCGATGAACCACTACGACGTGCGTTCGATCTACTCGGTCGAGCAGGGCCTTGCCCTCGCGAAGCAGTACGACACGAACGTCCTTCAGGTGGGCGTTCTGGCCGCCCGGGCCTCCGCGACCATCGACGTGGGTCCCACCGGCGCGACCATCACCGACGCCAACATCGACACCGACGCCGACATTCTGGCTCAGGCCATCATGACGGCCGGTAAGGAACTGGACGAGAACGACGTTTCCGAGTCTCCTCGGTTCGCGGCCTTCCGTCCGGCTCAGTATTGGCTCCTCCTGAACAGCGACCTCGCCGTCAACCGCGACTACACGCAGGGCGGGTCCGTGCAGAAGGGTAAGGTGTGGGAAATCGGTGGCATCGAAATCCTGAAGTTCTACAACATCCCGAGCACCAACGTGACATCCGGCCCCTCCGCCTATCAGGGTGACTTCTCGAAGACCTACGGTCTCGTGTGGCACCCCACGGCCATGGGAACCGTGAAGCTTATGGACCTCGCGCTTGAGAGCGAGTACCTGATCCAGTATCAGGGAACGCTGATGGTCGCGAAGTACGCCGTTGGTCACGGTATCCTTCGACCCGAGTGTGCGGTCGAGATTGCAAAGCCGTAACACGCTTCAACTCCCGTAACGCTTGAGGGCGACTAACCAAGGGGGACCTCAAGGGCCTAAAACGCCTTAGGGGTCCCCCTTTCATTTCAATACGAGGTACACAAATGAACCTTGCACTTATGACGGAGCTTGACGCCCTGAACTTTTGCCTTGAGACCATCGGGGAATCCCCCGTGTCGTCCACTACAGATACGGGCCTTGCGGATGTCACGGTGGCCCTGAGGACTCTTCAGATGGTCAGTCGGTCGGTACAGTCCGAGGGTTGGCATTTCAATACCGAGGAGAATGTCCGTTTCATTCCCGACACCGAGGGCTACATCAACCTCGGCGCGACGATCCTGAGGGTTGCCCCGACGTACCCTGACGGCAAGCAATACTCCGTCAGAGGGACGCGCCTGTACAACCTCACCGACCGCACCTACGTCTTCACTCAGGCCATCTACCTGAACATCGTGACCTTCCTTGCCTTCGAGGACCTTCCCGACGTGGCCCGTAGCTACATCGCAATCAAGGCCGCCCGGGCATTTCAGGCGAAGACCTTCGGGTCCGAGGCCATCGAGCAATTCACCGAGGATGACGAGAAAGATGCCCGCCGCATCCTTGAGGAACACGAGGGCGACACCGGGAACTTTAACATGGTGGCAAACCATCCCGCACTACTGAGATAAAGGAGAAAAAAGGAATGAGAGTAAGTCGTCAGATACCGTCGTTTTTCAACGGCGTCTCTCAGCAAGTCCCTGCGATGCGTCTCCCTTCTCAGGTTGAGGATGCGGTGAATGTGTATTGCTCTCTCGTCGAGGGGACCATCAAGCGGCCCCCGCTGAAGCACATCGCGAAGCTCAGTAGTGTGACGACGACGAACCGTCTCGTCCACATCATCAACCGCGATTCAACCGAGCGGTATGCGCTTGTGCTCGGCGACCAGACCATCAACATCTATGACCTTGCGGGGACAGAGAAGACCATCACGAAGGCGTCCGGTTGGGACACCTACCTTGATTGCTCGGACCCTAGGACCGACTTTGCGGTCATCTCTGTGGCGGACTACACGTTCATCGTGAACAAGACCAAGAAGGTCACCGTGGACACCACCGAGACGCAAGAGACCGAACCCTACCAAGCCCTTGTGTGGGTCAAGCGTGGTGTCTCGGAGACGAAGTACGCCGTGGTTATCAACGGGAACGAGTACGCCTACACGACACCGTCGCAGACTCAGGGGTTGGCTAAGACTGACGACATCGCCGCACAACTGGTGACCGCCATTGGCGCGAATGCCACGTGCGACCGAAGAGGGTCTGTCATCAAGATTACCAATACAACCGACTTCACCTTCCGCGTCTACGATTCGTGGGGCGAACAGGCGATGAACGGCATCAAGCATCAAGTCCAGAAGTACACCGACCTTCCCCCGAGATGTTGGGACGGGTTCCGCGTGAAGGTTGCCGCTGATCCTGACAAGGGCGGTGACGACTACTACGTGGAGTTCGAGTGTGATAACGACTACGGAAGCGGGTATTGGAAAGAGTCCCGTGGATGGGGCCAGTACAACAAGCTGAAGGCCTCGGTCATGCCATGGGCCTTGGTCCGACAGACAGACGGGACGTTTAAGCTCGACCCCATCACGTGGGGTGAGCGGCTTGTGGGTGACGATGACACGGCCCCCATGCCGTCCTTCGTCGACTCGTACATCTCCGACGTGTTCTTCTACCGCAACCGCCTCGGGTTCGTCTCTGGCGAGAACGTGGTGCTCTCCCGGGCCGGGGACTTCTTCAAGTTCTTCCCCGAAAGCGTCACCGACATCCTCGACTCCGACCCCATCGACACGGCCGTGAGTCACACAAAGGTCTCCATCATCCGACACGCTGTTCCGTACAACGAGCAACTGCTTCTGTTCTCCGAGGGTACGCAGTTCGTCATGTCCTCGGACCAGATGTTGACGCCCATGGACGTGCGGATTGACCAGACGACCGAGTTCGAGACTGACAAGAACGTCAAGCCTGTAGGCATCGGCGCGAGTGTGTTCTTCGTCGTGCCTAAGGGCAACTACTCTGGCATCCGCGAATACTTCGCACAGGAAGACACGGCGACAAACGATGCGGCCGACATCACGGCGCACGTGCCGAACTACCTGCCGAAGAACGTGAGGAAGCTCATCGGGTCCTCAAACATGGACCTAGTCTTCGCGGCGTCCTCGGACAGCCCGAGAAACCTGTACCTGTACAAATACTACTGGTCCGGCAACGAGAAGGTCCAGAGTTCATGGATCAAGTGGTTGTTCGATTCGGACACCGTGATTCTCGGCGGGGACATGATCGACACCGTCCTTTACTTAGTGATCAAACGAACCGACGGGACGCATCTCATGAGCATCGACCTTGAGAGCGGAAAGGAAGACTCGACGCTCGGCTTCCAAGTGCTCCTCGACAACCGCGTGGAGCTTACCGGGGTCTATGACGGCGATGAAGACGTGACGACGTGGACCCTTCCATTCACCGACTCCTCGACCGACTACAAGGTGGTCCTAGGGACGGCCTTCACAGGACAGGCGGGGGCCGACCTGACGAACCTTGGCCGCCCGACCTCAAACACCATCGTGCGAACCGGCGATTGGTCGGCCGGGACGTGCTACATCGGCAAGCCCTACGAGGCCTACATCATCCCCTCGGAGCAGTTCGTGAAGCAGGACGCCGAGGAACAAAAGAGCATCACGAGCGGCCGCCTTCAGCTTCGGGACATGACACTTCACTTCTCGAACTCCTACAGGTTCGACGTGGAGGTCACCCCGCTGAACAGGACGGCCATGACCTATACCATGGTGGGCAAGCTCGGGACCGCCGGTCGAACCATCGGCCGCGTCACATTGACGCAGGGCGTCTTCAGATTTCCTGTAATGAGCAAGTCCGACCAAGTGACGATCAAGATTTCCAACTCGACGTACTTCCCCTCCGCGTGGCACTCAGCCGAGTGGGCCGGGGAGTTCGTACTACTTTCCAAACGGATGTGAGATGGACAAAAACGGTGTGATTCAGATTCGGGACGCACGTCCTGAGGACGCTGAAATCATCGCACCCCACCTGAGACAATGCGACGTGGATGAACTCTCGGCCTCGGTCGGGGGTGCTCCCGTCGACATCGTCCGGCGAAGCATCGAGCTTT